ATTAAGCCTATCCGCCTTCCTGTTGAGTGGCGGCGCATCGCAAGTATTGATCCTGCGGCGACCGGCGTGACAGCCTGTGTATGGCTTGCAATCTCCCCTAAGAACGACATCTACGTATATAGAGTCTATTATGAGCGAGATCACATTGTCTCCGACCACGCCAAGAACATTCTTGTGCGGAACGCAGGAGACCGAATCAGTCTCTGGCTCCTTGATCCGTTCTGGGGAGTTGCTAGAAACGCTGAAAACCACAAGACAGGGCAAGACCTTTACAGAGCAAGCGGTATACCCGTCCGTTTGGCTCCAAGAGCTGAAGACTACGGGGTCAACACGCTTGCGGAGTATCTCTCCGCGACAGTTGATAAAACCTCCACACACCCTCGAATCTACTTCTTCGAAGACCTAAAGCAGTTGAAGGTGGAAATCGAAGGCTATGTGTGGGACTTCATCCAGAAGGGTCCATCCAAGGGTCAGTCTAAGGACAAGCCCCGGAAGCACAACGATCACGCGATAAACGCACTTCAGTACGCCTTGTCGCTAAATCCGAAGGGCTTTCGCTCCACAACGCCCTTCACCAGCAACCCCGCCAATCAGAGCTATACATGAGCGATATTACTCCCCTATCCCCCGCTACGCTTGCCAAGGACGAGGCAGAAGCAGTCCAGCATAACTTCTGGACCCGCAAAGCCCTCGCCCTAGACTACTTTCTAAATGTTTGGCTCTTCAACGGGCGTCTTGACGAGACGATCTCAGCCCATGCCGCCCGAGCCGCTGAAGAGGGCAAGCTCTGGGGTCATCTATTGGTGCGGTTCCTAGACCTATTTGACTCCAACCATGGCGTCCACGCCCAAGCCGGTGACTTAGCCCGCGCTGAAGTGATCGTGACGCTTGAAGAATCTACTCTACCTAAGTCCTAGCCACAAGCTTTGACCCGTAGGAAAGAAAGACATGGCTATCCATGACCGAAACCCGGACTTTCCGACCTTACTCACCGAGGACAACCTCCAGGCTTAAAACCCCTCTCATGGGGATATAGGACTTACACATGGCAATTCCTGCCCAGAATGTAGCTTACTCCACCGCTGGCCCGACCGCCTCCGGCCAGATTCTTGCTCCGAACGAGCTGACCGGCCTAGAGAATGCGTATCAGGGTCTCGTGACGTTCGTGCTTGATGGCGCGACGACTTCTGCTGTCGTGAACTTCATCGACGGTACTAAGACTCTTTCTTTCACGCCTGCTGCGATTGACGCACTTATTGTTGGTGGAACGCAGAATGCTGCGACTCCGATTGGCGTTCTCTCTACGAAGGTCACTGACAACACCAAGGGGACCATCTTCCTTTCAGGCGCTGGCACCAACGCGAACACGATTGTGGTTCTTGTCCGTATCGTTAAGTAAGGAGGAGAGCTATGAGTCTGTTTCGTGGTGAAAAGCTTGTTGCTTGCCTTCTGTACGGCGTACAGGATGGTTCTACTGCCCCCGCTGGCGTAGTGGGTGAGGTTATTACTTCTGCAGTTCCGGTAGGTTCGGCGGTTTCGCTGACCACGGCTACTGCGAAGACGGTAACTTCCATCACACTGTCGCCCGGTGACTGGCTTGTGTCTGGTAACGTGAACTTCAATGCGACTGGCGCTACTACGGCTGCCGGTGCGTTGTGGGCTCTCGGGACCAGTCTAACGACTAACGTGCTCCCTGTCGATGGTAGCGAAGTCCAGATGCTTATGTCTGCGCTGACGACCACGGCTTTCAAAACGGGAGACGGTACCACGCCTGCTGCTATTACGGTGAGTGCGCCTACGACTGTGTTTCTCGTGGCCGAGGCAACCTTCACTGCTGGTACGGTGGCTGCGTACGGTACGGTAAGTGCTCGTAGGATGCGTTAATGTGGTCATTAGCTAAAGAGGGCTTGTTCCTCTTACTGGCGTTTCTAGATGCCGAATTTACGAAACGCAAGCTCTCGGAGTACGGGGTTGAAACTGAACTTAACCCCGCAATCCGGGCTCTCTGTAGGCTGTTTGGTATAGCCCGGGGAGTAGACATTGGTGTAGCCCTCCCTACTTTTGCACTGGCCTATGTGGGGTGGTTTCATCCGGAGGTTCTGGCATTCTTGCTAGGAGTCCGGGCGTTCTTGTTTATCCTACAGTGCAGATCGAGGCAAAGTGGAGACTAAGTTTTCGGTTCCGAAGTATCCCGTAGAGAACATGGAAGGCAGCTCGAAGGTTGACGTGCATGATGTGAAGTGCCTTGAGAAGGGCGATCAGAACATGCTCGGCGCTGTTAAGGTTGGCGGACTGTACTCTGCGGATTGTTTTACAGACATGGACAATGACGGGGACCTCTATTAATGGCACTTACTGACACTCAGAAGAATGCGATGGTAATGGAGGTCTTCGACACAAAGCGTGTCACCCTTACTTGTAGCAAGCATAGCTACTTTGGGCCTGTGAAGAACCGCCCAGAGTTTAAGCCGCATCTGAATTGCCCTGATTGCTGGCGCGTGTTCTTCGTACATGAGTTGTCAGAGTGCCCCCCGGATAAGCGTAAAGAGAAGCTCGACGAGATGGAAGACGTTCTGCACAGAGTTGTGGAGCTAGTTGAGCACGGCAAGTGGGACGTTGACATCTATCCCCACGCTGAGATTTCGATAGGCAAGGAGTAATATGGCAGTTCAAGCTTTTGTTCAGGTGGCCCCGGTGGGGAATGGCACCAATAATGTGATCTACGGTGCTACCCTTGGCGCTTCTGCCAACTCCCCAGTCATCAACACCGGTAACGATATGATTATCCGTATCGTGGCCAGCAACGCAATTACGGTACGTTTCGGTACGGCGGCCAATCTGGCGTCCAACCCGGCAGGCGCTACTGACATTTATGTCCCAGCGAACCTCCCATGGGTAGTGGATATGGGCCATCAGAACAATGCGATTAGCATTTTCTCGATCTCCGCCACTACGATTGTTACCGTCAGCCAAGTCGTAAAGAATTAATAGGTGAGTAGTGGACCTTATTGCTAGTGCGGAGTATCAAGGAGATAAGCTGTCAAGGGTCCGAAACTCCCTACGGAGGATGACGGATTTTAGAAGGCAGTTCGATCAGCGTAGGTCGGCGTTTTATAGACAGTACGTTGGGCAACGCGACGCGCAAAAATTTCCTGACAATTTGACAAATAGGGCAAATGCCTTTGTTCCGTACCCGCTTTCTAACGTAGAGACCATCGTGTCGCGGGTTGATGACGCCTTCTTCTCCTTCTCTCCTTGGTTTGAAGTGGCTGGCTTGACGGAACAGGACGATCATCCTGCAGAAGCATTAGAGCTTATCCTCGCGAAGAAGCTGGAACAGGCAAAGTTTAAGAGCGCCTTCGAAGAGTTCGTGCGTAACTGCTCGATCTATGGCTTCGGTGGACTGAAGGTAGACTGGGACTGGAGCTTCAAGACACTCACGAAGCCGGTTGCCGTCTATGCACATGATGAACAAGGGCAGCCCGTATCGAATCCTATGACGGGCGAGCCGATTGTTACTGGCTACCAGCCACAGACTTTCCAGGTGCCGATGTGTTGCCCCAAGATTACGGCAATCGACATCTACGATCTGCTGGTAGACCCGGACGACAACCTCAAAGCATGCCTCACAGAGCGCACTCTCGGTACCCTAAAAGAGTATTGTGCGTCCTACAAGGCAGCGACTGGACAGGATTACTTCTACCCGGAAGCGATGGCACAGTTGGAGAAGCATATCGTGGGCGCTTGCCCTGAAGATGCTGACAATGTGCTGGTTCGCTATGCTGAGGTTTGGGATAGTATTGACAATACCTGTACCTATCTCACCTTTGGTGAAGACAAAGATGCCATCGCGTGGAAGGATTTACGCGCAAGTTACAGGGCAACCGCTTACTCTCCATATAAGAGGAAGCTGTATGACGGACCCCCGATCTTGCTTTGGACTGGCGATTCTCAGTTTGACCACAAGATGAACCCTATTCTCACGACGAGTTACATCAAACTCCCGAATGAGGTATACGGACTAGGCGCGATTGAGACTATCACGGACTTGACTGAGTCAATGAACAAGTTCGTGAACATGGTTACTGATAACTGGAACCTTGCAATCAACCGGCGATATGCGTATGACACTAACGCAGACATCGACCACGAGGCGCTTAATCAGGCCAACGTCCCGGGTGGCAAGGTTGGAGTAAATGGCAACCCATCTGAGGTGCTGGTACCACTTCCGTTCTTTACACCCAATCAGGGTGACTATGCTATCCTCGATCTCTACAAGGGTATGATCGAGATGGCTTCTGGAATCAGCGACTTCTATGGTAAAGCGGTTGGCAATCCTACTGGGAATCGTACTGCTACTGGGATCAACAGTGCTATTAACGAGAGTAATTATCGTTTTAAGCTGTTTATCCGAAATCTGGAACTGGATATTCTCCAACCTATGCTAGCGATGTGTGCTAGTATGCTCCAGCAGTACATGACGGATCAGGAAGAAGTTCTTATTACAAAGAACCCAACGCCTCTGATTCCGAAGTGGCAGGTGATTCAGCCTGAGCAGATTATCGGGAACTACGAATTCAATCTTACTGCTGCTAATTATGCTACCAATAAAACAGTTAGACAGCGTAACTTGATGGCCTTCGCACAAATCGCACAAGCTACTCCATACTGGAGAGCTGGTGAGGGGCTTCGTGAAGTAGGCAAAGTTCTCGAAATACAGAATGTAAATGACTTGATTAAAAGTGACCAAGAAGTTCAACAGGAACAGCAGGCACAACTGCATCAACAGATGCAGATGCAGTTTGCTGAGAAAGTCCTAGACACTGAATCGGCACTAACGGTAGCAGAACAAGGACATAACTTCAAGGCCAGAGAGCAGGCAGCAAAGGCATCTGGCCACCCTCCAAAGCCGGTCACTCACGCACGGGAGGGTAGGCCGGCCAAAGCCCAATTTGAAGGGAAGATACCCGGGGCTAGTAGTAATGAAAGCGATGTCCGACAGTTTGCTCAATCTATGGGCGCAAACGCAATGGGGTTAGAGGGACTTGGATAAAAGTTGTTCAAGATGTAAAGAATTGAAAGATACGTCCCTCTTTAATCGAAGTAAGGCTACCAAAGATGGGCTACAGAGTATTTGTAGGTCGTGTCATCTTTTATATGATCCGGACTATAAACTTCGAAAAGCTTACGGCATTTCCAAGGAAGAAAAGAATATCCTCTTAGATAACCAAGGAGGGCGCTGTAAGATATGTAGCGTTCTGTTAGATGGAAGCTACCACAGCCTCCGTCCACATGTGGATCATCGGCATGCTGATGGGAAAGTAAGGGGGCTTTTGTGTGGACACTGTAACTTCGCCATCGGACTCTTGCGCGATGATACAGACACCTTACAACGCGCCATAGCATATCTTCAGGAGTATTAATGAGAATCATAAAGAGGGTTTGGGCCTGGCTGTCCAGGTCTAAAACCCCTCTCATAGTAGAGTTTAAGGAAAGGGTGTCGGAAGGGGACGAAAACGCTATACCGGCGCTTATGAATCATCCGGGCTTCCTAGCCTTGATGCATAAGTTGTACCTACAGCGTGCGTTTCTTGAAACCCGTCTAAAGACGACCCGGCATAAAGATATTCGTGACGTCGATATTCTTCTCACTGGTCTTGCTTGGCTTGGGTATCTTGAATCTCAAGTCGCTTCCGCCACGAACTCAAAGCGCGTTCAGGTATCGCGCGAAGCAACTGGCCAAGAAGAAGAAGGCTTTAGTAGAATCCTCTCGTTTATCGAGAGCATAGGGACCACAAGTCCTCAGTAAAATTTACTTCCCACAAGGAAAAAGAATGATTAAGTATATTGCCCGTGGCGTTGAATTTCTCTCCTCGGTCCTCGGACTGGCTGTAACGGATATGAACTTCGACGATGCCCCGGGTGGCGATATTTCACTGGACGATATTTTCGGGGAGCCCAGTACGCCGACAACGGTGGAACCCCCTGCCTCAGCTACACCACAGGACACAACTCCTGAGGAGCCTTTTCTAAAGGCTAAGACCGGCACGGTCTACAAGACGCGAGAGGATGCAGTCACTGGCATTGAGCGAAAGGATTCGCTTATTGCCGAACTCCGTCAGAAACTGGAAAACCAGACTGGCGTGGACCCCATTAGACGACAACCGGAACCTCGTCCTGCCAAGAGTTACTTGGAGGATCAGGAATCGTACTTCTCTGATATTGCTAGCGCCGTCGAGAAAAAGGACACGCGGGCTTACATGGAAGCACAGCAGAAACTGATTATGGATACGCTTGGTCCTATTGCCCCTACGCTCACTTCGTTGAGTAGGGCGCATGCGGAACAGGTGGTCTCGCAGCAGATTCCCGAGTTCAAGGGCTTTCTAAGCTCTGAAGACTACAGGACTGTCGCGCAGGACGCTCCGCTCCTAGCGGATGCTATCAAGTCGGCGGAAGCGAATCCGGCAGCGGCTGCCCAGTTACCCGAGTTGTATCGGGTGGCTTATCTGGCAGCGCAGGGTCGTAGGGTCCCAGAGTTGATTCTATCGGCGGCACGTTCTGCCCCGGTTCCATCTCGACCTACGGTTCATTCTACCCCCTCCGTTCCACCTCCCGGCAATGGCGTACAGGCGGCTCAGCCGTCACTGGACACCAAAGACGGACGGAAGGTGCTCATTGAGCAATTGGAAGGTAAGGGTGTAACGAACCTTAAATGGTAATTTAAGGTACACCAAATGTTGAAGAATTTCCTCTCTATCGCGTTCAGCTTCCTCGGACTGGGCGCGGATGTAGTTACTGTCACGACCGGCACTGCGGGTAACGCAGGCAACGTGGCCGCTGACCTGCAGACTTACTTCAGTGCGAAGCTGCTGGAAGTGGCCGAGCTTAACACCATTCTCGATAATTAACTGGTCGAGATTAGAGTCGTCTTGGGATAATGCAGTTCGGGGAGAAGGCACCAATTCCTTCTAACTCCTCGAAGACGATTCAGTTCGTTTAACATCATGGACGAACTTAAATTTCGCGGTATGCGGGAACCTCCTAAAGCCTTTTGTCCTAATAGCGGCAAAATCAAAAGGATATTACAATGGACGATTCGCAGGCAATCTGCAAGTGGGCCTATTTAGCGGGCCTAATTTTAGGAGATGGTTTCATCTCCATGATCCCCTACAGTAATCACAAGAAGAGTAACTCTGGCTTTACAGCCATCCGACCCTTGGTGTGCTTTACTAATGAGGATGCGTCAATTATCAAGTCTATTACCGACTGGTATGATGAGAATCAGATTAAGTACTATTTAGAAACTAGAAATAATCAAGGACTTAGTAAACGTCCTATCATGAATATTTCAGTACTACGATTTGATTCCGTCACTATAATCCTTAAAAACCTAATTCCTTGGTTAGTTGGAGACAAAAAAGCAAGAGCAGAGTTGCTCTTGCGTTACGTCTCTAAAGAACGTAGGGGCCGTCGGGAATTTGATCCTGACGATGCGGAGATAATTCGTGCTTTCTTGGCCGTCTCTCCTTGGGCTCGTAAGGGCAAACCGACGCGACTTGTAGAGGTCCTCAGAGACTATGAGCGAAACTCAGAACATTGAGATGATATAGTCCGATCTGCATCGAAATATGCAGTTAACATAAATGCGTGAAGAGAAGTTTTCGACTTCGGCTTCCCCCTCGCAGCTTACTGAAGGGCTTCCCCCGGATGCTGTTGGCCTGACGCTTAACCAGTTTGACGCAGTGGCCGAGCAGTACGGGTTTTTGACTCGTATCTCGGACCTTGCTGAGCTGACTGCTAAGCACCCGGTTGTGCAGCGTACGATGCACCTGCTCTCTCTGCAGGCTGCTGAAACGTACGATCAGCTCGTGTTCAACGTGCTGAATGCTAGCACCCAGTCGTTCTACCCCAACAACAGGTCTGGTATCGCGGCTATCACTGCTACCGATCTGCCTTCGTACAATGACCTGACTTCCATTGAGGCGTCCTTGCAGACCCTCGGAGCTCGTGGCATGGACGGCGGGGACTACGCTTGTGTGATGGCACCTAACTCGTATAACGCGCTCCTGCGTGACCCCGACTGGAAGGCGTCCCATCAGCTCTCCTCGCCTGAGAAAATCTGGCGTGGCGAAGTGGACACCTTGGCCGGTATTCGCATCGTGCGGTCGAACGCTCCCGCGTTCCTGCCGTTCACGGGCAACGTCACCACGGGCACCTCGAAGACGGTGTATTCCAGCTTCGTGATCGGGCGGTACGCCTACCAGATCAGCGACCTGCAGAACCTCCGGGTTTATGTGGTTGCGCCTGGTGGACAGACTGATCCTCTGCAGCAGAGCCGCAAACTGGGTTGGAAGTTCGCTTTCAAGGCGATCATCACCAACAACAGTTGGCTCTATCGGTACTGCACTGCAGGATTGGACTCGACCAACAACTAAGAGACTGGGGGCTCCGGCCCCCTTTCTTTGGAAGGAATACTATGTCTCGTTTTGAGCAGTCCCATCCGCACCACGAAGTTCACGAAGTCCATCGCCCTCAGGGTCATGGTTACGTGGATCAAAAGTACGGTAAGGGAAACAGGTCTCCTATCGCGGCGCAGGTACCCCAGATTGAATCCGGTGCAGTTCCCGGCGCTGATGGCGCAGGGGCTCCCGGTGTTCCGTCTGGCCCGTATGCTGGCGGCGCTGATACTAGCGGTTACTAACTAGGTGGGGGTTTAGGCCCCCACTACCCCACAAGGATAACAATGACTAAGATTGATTCGCCCGCTGTCACAAGCAGCACCCCGCAGCCCCGTCCTAAGCGCTGGGTTGAAGTACCTGAGAAGGACATCTTTGAGTTCACCTTCCCCACGATTCGCATTAACATCCATGCTTACGGCCCCGGTCGCCATTATGTAGAGGCTGACGTTGCCGATGAGATTGAAGACCGCCTGCAGGCGCGTATGAAGCACGACCTTAGGGTCATGCAGCGCAACCCGGATATGGTCACCCAGAATACGATGAATCGTTTGGGCGTTGCCCGTGGTATGGGCCAAGCTTCCCGAAACCCGGAAGCGGACTTGGTAGGCTAACATGCCGAAAGTAAGCCTCCACTGGGTCCTCTATGGACTGCTCGTAGTCGGGGGACTCTTTCTCGTACACGTCTGGCGCGACACTCAAGTCAAGGATGCCGCAATTATGGCCTCCCTGAAGGCTGACCTTGCAACTAAGGCAGCCACTGACAAGGCTGCTCAAGTGCAGTCGAAGCAGATTGAGACGACGCTCCAGACGACCAAACAGACCATCCAGAAGCGTGCAGTTGCTGCGAACACTACCAGCAAACAGGTGGGCCTTATTAATCAGGAGATCGGGTCCCACATAGAGCCCCTCCCCCAGGCTAAAACCCCTCTCCCAGATTCTCCAGTCGCGCAGTTGAATGCGGACGATACGAAGAAGCTGGTAGACTTGACGGTTGCCAAGGACGAGTGTGTTGCTCAGGTAGCTGCGGATACCTTGCAGCAAGGACTTCTCCAATCTCAGGTAGCGGCTGGTGACAAGGTCATCACCGATCAGGGGGTAGAGATAACGAATCTAAAAGGTGGCAGTCACTTCAAGCGGTTCCTGAAGATACTAAAGTATACAGGAATCGGTGCGGCTGCTGGAGCGGTTACAGTTGAGCTTCTTAATCATTGACGGAGGGCGGACAGCTAGGGTATTAGGAAACTAATACCCTTTTGTTTTTATATGGGACAATTTATGCAATATGTTCTAGGGGCGCTCCGTTGGGTCAAGAGTATTTACTCTGAACGAGACGGTACTGGCAGCTCTACACGAGTCCATATCGGCTCGTTGCTTGGTTTTGTGCTGGGTGTTGGCTGTACATTCGCCTACTCGGTACATCATAAAGTCATGACTATAGAGCAGTTTGATGGTTTCATGACTGCTGCAGGAGCCTTCATTGTGACGACGGTTCCAGTTATCTACGGGCTTAACACCGTAGGTAATAACATTAAGGATTGGCTTGCTAGCAAGAACCAACCGGAGATTAAAGACTAATGTTTAAGAAACTTCTTCTGCTGCTTGCTCTTGCCGTAAGCCCTCTTGCCGCCCAGACTTTCCACTATCCGGCGCTCGAAACGACTAATACGTGGCAAGGTCCCAATACGTTTACTAGCACGACGACTACACAAGCCCCGCAGTATGACATCAATATCAACGGCGTACCGAATGCCATCGCTTGTATTAGCCCGTTTCCGCCTACTTCTTGCGGTTCGGATGTTCCTAGTTGGCTTACCTATTCTGCTAGTTTCCTGCCGAGCATGCCACTTGCTAGTGGTGCGGGAACCGCGCATATGGGTGAAATTGGCTGGGGGCCTGCCAGTACATCGGGTGGAAGCCCTACTTGGTATTCTGTAGGCACAGTACCAACGCCCAGTGCCCCGAGTGGCTCCCCATTTAAGATGACAGCACAGACACAGTTAGACTGTCACGGTGGCGGTTTCATGGTATATGGCCCGGTTGGTCTTGTCATTGGTGATACTGTAGCTGATGGCATTGCTGGTCTTACGAATTCTTTTCCTCGCAATTACGCTCGAAATTATATACATAATTGTAGATTCTATGAGATGTACACGCCGCCTTCTACTGCTGTAACTGGGGAGCAGTGTACTCTCGGATCTACTAGCAGCAGTCCTGCAACATGCGTATTCAACGTTGCCAGCACGACCGGTTTCGTCCTGAATGAAATCGCGATGTGCGAAGGGTGCTTAGCGAATACTCAGAGTTATCCGCTTAATCATAATCGTGCTCAGGTCTCAGCAATCGGGTCCAATACAATCACCTTGAGTATGCTTGGGCTCCCATTTAATAAGTGGAATGCTTCTGGCACTGGCGCTGTCACTATTACGGTAACTCCTATCTCCGGTGGTGCTAGTTATTGCGGGCCTATTTTTGGTGCGGATTCGACATGGGTGGGTACTTCACTGACAGCCGCGTCGTTTACTAACGGTGGGAATAATGGCTCGTTTAGTATCAGCGGTTTCACAACTAACTGTCTTCTAACCAATAACGCTACGGCTGTATCGGAGACGAATAATACTGGCGGTACTCTGGCCGTTCAACCACCACCTGTGACAGAGAGCACAGCTTATACTGGAACTTGGACTGTTTCTTCTCCGGATAGTAACGGACACGTTAAACTAACTGGTGTTGATGTTCCTAACTGCTATGGTGGATATGTCAACAAGCCTGTGGCTGGTAGTGGTTTCTCTAATGCTGGCAATAACGGCACGTTCACTATCTTAGCTTGCGAGCCTGGCTCTGTGGGATTCCTACTCATCAATAACCCCAGTGCTGTTGCCGAGACCACAGCTGCCGCAACCATGACTGTATCTCCGGCGATCCTTACTGGCGAGAGTACTCTGGCTTATGTCGGCGGCGACCCGACCGGAGTTAACTCAGACCCTACTGCGTCCGGTACCAGCTTCAGTTTCGACCACGTAACTATGCAGCCGTTTGGAACCAACATCAGCCTAATTAGACCCAACTTCGGGATTACTTTCGGTAATCATGCATGGGGAAATAGCATCGTTAATTCCGAAATAAATGGCGCTGGGATGGGCAATCTATTCACGCCTCGCGCTGGTGGTATCACAGACTCTGGTGAAGTCTCCAATATCTCTGGCAGTGTGCTTGGCGCTGCTCTAATCGGCAACATCATGGATGACAACGGACAGCATTGGTCTGGTACTGGCTCCAGTTGCGATTACGCTGAGTCAAGCAACACTTACAACGGCGCGACCTATTCTACCTCTGGCGGATGCGTCTATGGTTATCTCCCCCACATAGATTGGGATGGCGGACATATGGAGCAGTCCGTATATCCATTCTTTACAACTTGGGGCGGTGGCGTTGG